TTCTAATAAACTTTAAAAATTTGATTTTAAAGCCGTATTTTTTGTAATATAAGGCTATTACTTCTTCTTGTTATCTTTAACATCATACTTATTCTTGTTCACTCTAGCTATTTCTAATTGTTTATTAGCAATCTCTCTTTGTGAAGCAAGCTTTTCTCTTTCAATAGATAATTTATCCATGTTAATAGCTTTCTGAGTACTGGCAGATTCTTTCTTTAAGTCCATTTGTTGCTGAAACTCCTCACTCTTACGGATATCTTTAATAGCATCTTGATAATCAGATTGTTGATTCTGATTAATATCTACAGTAGATCCATAACCAGCAGCCCTAATTTCAGCAATAACAATATCATTCTGTCTATTCTTCTCATTCTCTTCAGCTTCAAACTGCATCTTCATCATAGCCTCTTGATTCTTAGCTTGTAAAGCCTGCTCTTGCATAGCTTGTTGTTGTTGCATTTCCTGCTGACGTTGAGCTTGTTGTTTCTCATCAGAAGATTTAAGGATGTGAGATACTTCTGCAATAGACTCAGCCTTCATGATATTACCTAAATCATAAATAGAGGCACCTGCGGTGTTATTTGTGATAGCCAATTGCTTTAACTGCTCCAGAGTAGCTCTGTGATTAGTTTTGGTCGTACAGAAGATATTAAAGTCTCTAAGCAATAAGTCAGTACCATTCATCTCAAAGTTAACCTTCTCATCAGTAGAGGTGATATACTGCAATCTAATAGATGGTTTGGTTGACTGATAGAACTGGGCTAAGTCTGTACGCATCTGATGTACACGAGGCATTAAGTAATCACAGTGATTAATAAAGTATGTCTCTGTCTGTGCATAAGAGTTTGATACAGCAATTCTTACACCAGTAGCTGTTGCTTGCTCTACTTGTTCTCCAAGACGCTGTGGTGTAATACCTATTACCTCAAATGCTTGCTGCTTAAAGTAGTTAGCCAATTGAGTTCTAGACATCAAACGCTGTGTCTGTTCTAAGTTTAATACCTGATAGTGTTGAAAGTTAAGAGCATTCTCAGTGTTAGTGATAGATGTATCCAATGGTAACATCTGGAAGTTCTTCATTGCAACGTAGGCTTTTGCTAAGTTGTTCTTTCCCCAATCTTCTCCCAATGAGTGTCTAGGTAAAGCATTCTGATCTAACATGATCACAGTACCTAATTCATCTACAAGAATATCAGCAATTTGGTTATTTACAATGTTATAACCAATCTGGTAAGGCTTCATTAAATCTACTAAAGATGTAGACTTAGTGTTTCTATCTGAGAATACAGATCCTTCTACTGGTAATTTACAACCGTACAATGTAGAATCTCCTTTAAATTGGAAAGGTACTCGTCCTGGTTTAGAACGATTAATACCTAAGTAAATAGGATTAATACCACTTGCATTGTTGTTCATCCCAAAATATGCAGGGTAGTTAGGCCCAATTTTTACTCCACCCCATACCTCATTAATCCAAATCCAATCAATATGTTCTCCTGCAATTAAGTTCTCTTTAGTTTTATTCTTAAGTACACTTGTATCATAGATAGGTTTTTGAGTAATAGCATATGACTCATCTACCACATCTTGCATAACTTGTCCGGTCTCATCAATCTTAATTAAATGTCCAACTTTACGCTGTGACTTCCAATAGATATGAGCTACACGTAACATATCTGTATTCTGATAATCTGTATAATCTTCAGATTCAGACATGATATAACTAACTATATCATTACCAGCAGTACTATTTTGCTCCCATACAGACATAAACTGACGGTATTGTAATGATGGCATGTTAGTATTCCATTCATGAGACTTAGTAGCATCATAGTAAGAACCATCATTTTGCATTCCTTGCAATGGATATCCTGCTGCTCTTGTTGGATAAATAGCTTCTAATGATTGTAATTGAGCATCAGTCATTAAATATCCATACTTGTCAATAATATCAGAGACTGTATATAACTCAACTTTACCTACCCAGTTACCTTGAGAGATATACCTAATGTCTGGAGACTTATGATAGAAAGTAACCAAAGGATTCCACAATTCTAATTCATAATCATCTTCATTCATCTTAAAGTGCCAGAACTCTCTATCTGTGATTAACATATCACGGAAAGCTCTTTCCTCAAGCTCATCCATTTTAAATCTTTCTTCATCTACACGGGCTTGATGTTCTGCCCACTCTTCTAACATTGAACGATAGTCTTTCTTAAAGAACTGTTCAATCTCAGGTAATGATTTAAGATTTTCTGGGGCTAATGCTTTCTGAATCTCAGGATCTTCCATATCAGCACCCTGCTCAATCATACTCATAACCATCTTACGTTCAGCATCAGCTAATAGCCTTTGCTCAATCATAGCTCTTTTCTGATCTAATAATTCATTGTAAGAAATCTCATCTACAGCCCGGAATGTTACTCTTGTATTTCTTTTAGCAAATTCTGCTACTAATACATTAATTACATTAGGAATAATTGGGTAAAATTTTAACTCTAATGCTGACTGATCTTCTTTAGTAAGAACATCAATTAATTCAGCATACTCTACATCTTCCTCAACTATATAATCACTACGATCAATAATACCTTTAGCAAGCTTGTAGTTCTTAGAGAGTCTGCGTGCATTTCTACGCAACTGCTTCATACCCTGCCACTCTAACCAATCAAGGTTATGTGCAGCCCAATCATCATCTTTATCCTTTCTTGGAATAAATTGGATTGGTTGAGTAAGATTACTCATCTTATTGTATTCTGCTTTAGCTCCATTTTTGAGCTGCATAGCATTATATAACTGCATAGTCTGTAATTGTTGTATTAAATTGTTCTATTAATTCATTAACATTAATGTCAACAGTTTCTTCATCTTCATCAGAATAATAACTGATATAAGTTACATTAACTGTAACATTTTCCATCGCTGTAGTACTCATGCACCAGTTTATCATTTTAAATTTCTAAACGCCTGTTTTGGTCTTTGCATATTACCAGAAGACCCACTTTTTCCAATATGCCTAAAAGCCCCTACTTTTAATTTATATAAATCTTTTGACTTATCCAAACTTTCAGGGTTTAGTTCTCTACGTTTTAAATATCCACGGTTTGATTGTTGGATCTTTGCAAAGGCTACAAGAGCTGTAAATGCCACTAATCTATCCACGTTTAAACCCTCTCTATATGCCAACATCTCTTTGATCAGCATAGGATCTGGTATTCTAGATACACCATAGGTAGTCTTTACAACTGTACCATCTGTTTTATAATCATGATCAATCTCCTCTCTAAGAAATTCAATTGCATAAGAAAGTAAATGAGCTTTAAATAATGTACCCGTGTTTCTCCAACCATACTGTTGATATACACTAGCATTACTACCAATGTCTTTCAAGAATAAGATCTGATCTTTAGTAACTAGGTATCTCTGTTTTCTCTGGGATATCATGTACTGGATAAATAGGGATACGTTATTCTCCACTAATGTCCAGGCATTATACCACTCAATAATTAACTCTAGTCTTTCATGTGTTTTCTTGATATCATCAAAACGTCCACACCATGCTGCTACAATTCTATCCTGTTCTATATGCGTTTTCTGTTCTCCACCCTCTTCTCTAGATACTTCCACAGGAGCTTTATAAACAAAAATGGAACAAAGAGAATCAGAGGTAGTAGTCTTACCTTCAGAAACCGGGTCAATACTTGCATAATACATTCCAAATGTAGGATCTTTTTTAGGTCTTTCCCACACGACCAAGCATCCTGTCTTATCTTCTGTCTTTTTAGAGATAGGAAACTCATTAATAGGTAGTTTATTAGAGTCTTTAACAGCTAAATTACTATGCTCATCTCTATACAACTCTAATAATTCATAAGCATATTCTTTATCTTCAATTCTTCGTAATTGTGCAGCAAGTAAATGTACAGAAAATACAGACTCTCTTCTAAATGCAAAAGCCTCTTCAATATTTGTAGGCTTCTGGGAGATACGTAACTGGTACTTATCAGGCTCAATCTCTTTCTTCCACTTAATCCTCTCTTCTTTAATAGCTTCTAAAGCAGTCTCTACTAATGAGTTACCATACTTATCTACATACGGCATCATTGACCACTGTTCAGGAATAAACAATCCGGCTGTACCAATAGTCCCTTTACTATCTAATAGATTAGTTTCTACAGCAAAGATATCATTAGCTTCCGGGTTCATGATTAAATTCTTTAATGGTTCACACTGATCAAGGTCACCGACAGATCCTGCTGCAATAAACACCCCGGTAGTTACCATACCAGATTGTAATGCAGGACGTAAGTATTCATATGTCTCCCCCATCTTAGGAGCAATACCTGCTTCCTCATGGAAGAAGTACTGACAAGGACCACCCACACCCGCTGTTGCAGATTTCTCAAATGACATACCTTGTATAGTACCTTTTAATCCTACCTCAGTTTTCTTATTCCCTTTTCTTACCTCA